ATCTTAAGAAAAATTGAAGATAGATACATGGGGGCTGATAATGCCAACAGAGTAATCATATCTTATGGTGAAGAAGGACAAAAACCTGATATTACACAGATACAGACAAATGTTGAAGATGGTTATTTCTCCTCAATATTTGAGTTGGTACAACACCAAATCTTATGTGGTCATAACATACCCGATGCTTCAATTATCGGTTTACCACAAAGAACTGGTTTCAGTTCATCAGCAGAACAATTGGAGACAGGTTTCAAATTGTTCTTATCAACAAGTATTTATCCATTACAGAAATTCTTGAATAGAGAGTTAAAACCTATTTTGGAATTGATATATCCAGGTCAAGAAATTGATTTAACCATAACACAAAACAACATCATATAATGGCTTATAATGTACTTTTCATCAGCGAGCAAAAATTAAAGGACAACACACCTATCACAGATAATGTTGATTCAAGTGAGTTGAGATTTGCTATACAACAATCACAAGCAATTCAATTACAGGAATCACTTGGAACAAACTTGTATGAATATCTGTTAAAGATTGTTGATGATAATACAGTCAATACGGATATATCTTTGATTAGATACAAAGAGTTATTAAATAACTTTATTCAACCTACATTGATTGCTTGGAGTTATTATTTAGCATTAGACAATTTTTGGGTTAAGTTTATGAATGTTGGTTTGGTTCAAAACAGGAACGAACAGGGTTCAGCCGTTGACTTAAAGACATTACAATACTTAAAGAATAACGCAAGAAACCAAGCGGAGTTTCAAGACAATCTATTAAGAAGACATCTATTGTTCCGCTCGGGTTGGTATCCTGAATATTTTTCAGGTAATTTGCAAAATGGAGAATTACCACCAGAAACTGATTCAGCATTTAAGGCAAATATGACTTTACCTGGTTGGGGTGTTTCAAGGAGTAGAGGTTGGAACGGAAACTTTAATATGAACGGACCTCTTTGTGCTGGTTCAGGTTTCCCGACCTGGTACGGCAGTGCTTCTAATTCACCGAATCCACATCATTAAAGATGTCTCCATCGTTTATTATTAACGATTGATAGAATTGTACTATTACTAACACCAAACCTTTTAGATAAAGGTGTTGAACCATATTCAGGGTGTCTTGTAATATAATTGTTTTTTATGAATAAAACATCTTGTGTTGTTAGAATAGATTTACCACACTTTTCACCTGTATTTCTTTTGTCTAAAACAACATCTCTATGTTCACAATTTTCTTTGTGTGTAACCCACTCTAAATTGGTGTAGTGATTATTTAACTTATCCCCATCAATATGATTTATTTGGGGTTTATTTTCAGGGTTTGGAATATAACAAGTTGCCACTAATTTGTGTGTGGATATTGTTAAGCGATTACCATTATAGTTTAGTAAATGTTTTTGATATCCTTTAGGTGTTTTTCCACCTTTTAACTCTTTTCCATCACGGAATATACCCCCACTCTCACTAACAAAGTAGGGGGTATTCAAATATTGTTTCACTTATTTTTTATTTAATTGCTTCAACGCAATTTCAGTCAATCTAATATCTTTCTCAAGATACATTGGTGTCTTATATCCTGATGATGTGAAGGTTGCCTGTTTAATTCTTAAAGAGTTTAATTTCTTTGTAAAGAACTCAATTTTTTCATCTTTCATACCAATAAGTATTACTTTTCGTTCTTAAGGTAATTATCAATGGTACTTAACCTTTCACCTATTTCTTTGGAGTATCCATTTTCAACATAGTCAACAACTACATTGGTTATAGAGATAATCTCTTTAAGTGTTAAACATTGATTACATGAGATTGCCCAATCATTTACAAACTTGAGTGATGATTGTGTTGCGATTTGTCTTTCTTTATTCTGTGCCATGTTAGTATCTGTCTGCTAAATGTTGTTCGTATGCTTCTTGTTCTGCTTCAAGTTGTCTTTCTCTGTACAACTGATATTGGTAATCTTCATCACCATTTACTTGGTTAAAGAACTCTGTAAGGAGTTCGTCTAAATTCATTTGTTCGTATAATTTTTTTGTTTGTCCCATAGTTAAAATATAATAAAAAGTTTTTAGTAAACCAAATTATTTTGTATTTTTTATAAAAGAATTGTGGTAGTCCTTGAATATATCATAGTCCAACTTGTAATCAAACATATCACCAGAACACTCACAATGTTTGTCTAATTGAGTTTCTACACAATGGATGAGTGTAACCTTCGCTCCATCAGTAAACTTGATTTCTACCTGTTCTGTGGAGTAAATTACACCACCTATAATTGTATTTGTCTTCATATCAATTTGTGTTTAATTAAGAATTGTTCGTGTATACTCAACTCACTATTGTAATCATATCCAATGTTTTGTAACATAATCTTTGATTGTTCTTCAACATAATCATTTCTATCTTGTGCTCCCTGTGAATAATTGATTACCCTTTCATCATAAACAATTTCAGCACACTTTTCACAGAACAATTTGTATTCACCTTTTTTGTTAAAGTCAAACTCTGTGTGGATAACATAGTCCTGTTCTTTGGAACACCAAACATATTCTTCATCATCAATGTATATTACTTTTGTTCTCTTGTGGTACGCCATCTCTTAATTGTGGATAATTCTTTTCGTCCCATCTCATTTTGTTGGCAATCTTGGTTATGTGTCCACGACTGACTTTATATCTCTTGGATAATGATAAGTGTGTGTAATTCCCTGTTGCTAACAACTTACGGATGTTTCTTACTTTTTCAACTGATAATTTTATTGCTCCCATATTATTTTATATTATGTCGTTTAAGAAATTGATTATGTACGGATGGTATATCTACTCCAAATTCATATCCAAGTGTTTCTAATAACCTCTGGACCCCCTGAAAGTCCTCATCTTGTATGGGGTCCAACTTTAGATATTCCATCTCAATATCATCTGATTCATTTTTATCTTTCTTGGAATAATGTAATTTACATTGTGTTGAAATCTTAAATGGACCTGTCTTTGATTTATAGAAATTAGTTTCTGGTAGATATGTTCCACAATTACGGCAGAAATATATCCAACCATCTTCAGTCATCATGCGTCTACGCAGATTGGAATTGATTTGTTCTTTACCCATATCTATAAATATCTACAAAAATAAGAAAAAACACTTGAATAATCAAATAATTTGTTTTTTTATTGGAAATGAATTATATTTATATGTATGAAAAATACAGGACAAGTAGTTAGAAGCAAAAAAACTGGTAAGAGTAGGTACACTCCAATCAGTAATGAAATTATTCAAAGTAAAACTTTAACCATTGAAGAAAGGGGTGTGTTAATTTATTTACTATCATTACCAGAAGATTGGAGTTTTTACAAGACAAATATTTGGAGACAAATAAACATTGGAAGAGATAAGTTTTATAAAATATGGAATAGTTTAAGAACCTATGGTTATATTGTTTCAGTAAAGGTAATTGATACAAATACTAATCTTATCATTGGATATAACCATGTGGTGTATGAAGAACCTGTTTTAGATGAATCGGGACAACTGAATGTCGGAGATACTGAAATTCAGGATTACCGAGAACCAGTACCTATACAAAGTACTAACTTACAAAGTAATAATTTACAAAATAATAAAATAGAAAATAATATTAGTACTAATATAGAACATCTGGGGAAATCTTTACCTATTGAAAAATTATGGTTAAGAAAGTGATATATTTAATAGTATGATAGATAAAGATACAATGGAAATTGCTACAGCAAACATAGTAACACCAGTGGCTGTAGGAATAACTTTAATGAACCCAATTACAGCATTAACCATATTATCTATTTCAACATCAATTATCTTAAATGCGGTATTGATATACAAAAACTTGAAAAAGAAAAATTACCAAGAAACTACAAAAGAAAATTAAGTTGATTATATTTAACTTAATTCTAATGTACCCATGTTAGATTAACTAAACCTTTGAAAGTCCCATTTCAAGGGTTTTTTTATTGGAAATAATTTACTATATTTATAATAAGAGGTAGTGCTTCGTTCTGATATACTGTCCATTATAATTTTTTTTATAACTACCTCTGTTCATGATAATACCCCCAATTAAATGTTGGGGGTTTTTTATTTCCAAATAGATTTAATTTGATTATATTTATATTAAATGAATATAAAAGAGATATTGGCTGGCTATTTTCAATTAACACCAATGGAAAAAGACGATTTATTGGTTCAATTATCACAACACTATTTTGAAGAAGGTGTAAGAATGGGTATGACCTCTGTTGAGATTATGGCTTGTTTTCAACCATTAATAGATGAAGCAATAAAGAATGATGACTTTGAGGTTGCACAAGCATTCAAGGATATTAAAGATGCTATAGAGATTGTGTTAAAAGAAAGGATGGAAAAAAATGGTGAATAGAAATAATAAGGGTAGATTTGTTTCAACAGAAACAATAGTTGAGATTACTAAAGATGGTAAAGTAATTCAAAATGGTATGGAAAGAAAATTGAACCCAAGAAAGGCTGATGGATATATCGTAACATCAATTAACAATAAGTTAAGATATGTTCATAGATTGGTGGCTGAAAAATACTTACCAAACCCACACAATTTACCTGTAATCAATCATAAAGATGGAAACACATCTAACAACCATGTTGATAATTTGGAATGGACTACAAAAAGAAAAAATTGTGAACATGCAAGATTAAATGGTTTAAGTGAAACAAAATTACAGGGTATAAAAGATTTAACATTTGATGAGTATATTGAAATGAAAAAATTATACAAAGAAGGAACAACTAAAACTAAATTGGGGGAATTATTCAACAGGGATAGAAGGACCATTTATGATATTTTAGAAGGTAAAAGATACAAGGATTACTTGAGAAAGGAGGAGGAGACCTATCTGTAATTGCAAATCGGGCAAAAAAGTTGTCCACAATAATTTAGATAGTCCTGATAATATTCAGAACGCAAAACAGGTCGTAGAAACGATTATAAATGTAAAAACAATAGAAGACCTCACTGACTTGGATATAGTGGAAATTATGAACACCTACTATAGTTTATATCCCGCTTCAAGTATCAAACCATCAGTAGAGGATGCAATAAATCAAATTAAAATAGGAATTGAGATATATGGAACAAAATATACAAGAAGAAGATAATACTCCAAGCCGCCGCAGGGGTAGACCAAGATTAGAAGAAACTATGAAACCTGAATGGTACAAGATTATAATTGATGCTGGTACAGAAGGTAAACACATTACAGAGGTGCTAAATATATTGGGCATATCTTGGAATGGACATTATGCTTTATTGAAAAGAAGCAAACAATATTCGCAAGCCTATAGTGAGTTTCTTAAACTAGCGGAAGATTGGTGGTATATGAAGGCTCATAATGCGATGATAGAAAACAATGGTGCTGGATTTAACACAAGATTGTGGGAAACTATTATGAAGAATAGATTTAAGGATAATTGGAAGAGTGAAAAACATATTGATGTAACCACTCAAGGTGAAAAGATAGATAATTCTGTAACTCCATTACAGATTGAAATCATAAGAACAAACATGGGACAAGATGGAACTGAAGGGTAATTTTAATTTACCAAAGAAGGGTTCAGTATTTCAAGTTAAAAACAACTTTGAGAATATTAACTTTTTAAGTGAAACAATAGACAAGGTTAATTTCAAGTCAGTTATATTGACTATGGGTGGTTGGTTTATAGTTAAGACGGATTATAAACCAAAGAGAAAGATGGAAAAGTTGTTACAACAGATTAAGAACACAATTAAACTTAATATGAATAAACACTATTTCAACGGGATGATAATAGATGTTGATTCATTACCACACACATTTGATGAACAAGCAACAGGATATGTAACCTTTGAGTATACCATATTTGTAAACAAGGGGGTTAAGTACAACAAAAAAGAAATTACAATGGTTATGAACGAATTGATTAAAACAATTTATAATGACTATTTCAAAGAACCGATTGACTTTGATGTGTATAAAGATAGAGATGAGTTTAGAGCAAGATGAGAATATTACAAGGTGATTGTTTTGAGTTAATAAAGACATTGAAAGACAATAGTGTGGATTTGGTAATAACCAGTCCACCATACGCAGATATTGTTAATTACGGAAAGAATATATCAATTCAAAAACCACAAGATTATTGTGATTGGATATTACCCCTATTCAACGAGATACAAAGAGTTCTTAAACCAAGTGGTAGTTTCATACTAAACATCAATGATAATTGTTCCAATGGGTTAAGAAACCCCTTTATCTATGAATTGATATACCGCAGTCAAAAGGAAACAAACTTAAAGTTTTATGATACCTACATCTGGCATAAGATGAACGGAATACCAAATGGTTCAAAGAAAAGGTTTAGAAACAACACAGAGTTTATATTCCATTTTGTTAAGAACCAAAAGGAGTTAAAGTTCCATATGGATAGGGTATTACAAGAACCCGCAGAAAGTTATACACAAAGGAGTAAAACACCACAAGGTGTTAGTAGAATTGTAATTGATGGTGAAAGAATTAAACCAACAAAAATGGTTGATGTTGATAAAGTTAGACCTGATAATGTATTCAGGTTTCCAACAGCAGGACAATCAAGAGATAATACCATTAGACATCCAGCACCATATCACAAACAATTACCCGAGTATTTCATCAATTTACTAACAGATGAAGGTGATGTAGTCCTTGATGTTTTTAGTGGAATAGGAACTACCGGATTGGGGTGTAACAACAGAGAATACATTGGGTTTGAGTTAAATGAGAAATACGCAGAGTTCTCAAAGAAAAGATTAAGTGGTGAAGAATTAGAAGATTGGTTGGTATGCCAGTATGATTTGGATGATAACCTCATTGCTTGTTATAAGAACAGGATGGAAGCAGAGAAGGCAACAGGTGTAAACAATGTGGATATAATGAGAACCTACAACAGAACCAAGTTTGAGAGTAGGGGTGGATACAAATGGAAATTAGAACAAAAATTATGATAGAACAACATTTATACAATGGAGATAGTGCTGATGTACTAAAAGAATTAAAAGATAATAGTGTGGATATGTTAGCCACAGACCCACCATATTCAATAGGATTTATGGGTAAAGAGTGGGATAAAGTTTTACCTCCAAAAGAGATTTGGGAAGAGTGTTATAGGGTATTAAAACCTGGTTCATTTATTGCGGTGATGAGTAGTCCCCGTAGTGATGTGTTGTATAGGATGATTAAGGACTTGGAAGATGCGGGGTTTGATATGTCGTTCAGTCCAATATATTGGGCGTACCATTCGGGGTTTCCAAAAGCGTCAGACACAAGTAAAATGATTGATAAGAGGTTAGGAGCGGAGCGTGAGGTTGTTGGACAAACAAAGGCTGGTAAAACAGCATTAGGACAAAATAATGGGTGGAATAAACACGAGAATAAAACCGACATAGATATAACAACTGGTTCAACAGACCTGGCTAAAAAGTATGAAGGTAGTAAATTAGGTTTCCAACCAAAACCTGCCGTGGAACATATCATTATTGGTATGAAACCACACGGACAAAAAAGTTATATTGATAATGTATTAAACTTTGAGGCATTACCTGATAATATCAAAATGACTTATCCATTTATTCAAGTTCCAAAACCAGCAAAGAAGGAAAAGGACTTTGGTTTAACTGGTGAAGAAAAAGAAATTGATAATGATTATGGGTTTAAGAAAGACATTAAAGTTGAAGATAGGGAAAGAAGAAATGACCCAAGAAAGAATATACACCCAACAACCAAACCTGTTAAGTTGATGTCCTACATCATCACCTTATTCACAAGGGAAGGGGACTGGGTTATTGACCCGTTCTTGGGTAGTGGAACCAGTGGTTTAGCATCAAAATTATTAAACAGAAACTTTATCGGAGTGGAAAGGGAAAAAGAATACTTTGATATCTGTGAGGAAAGATTATCTATTGATAGAGACGAACTCATTAAGTTCTTTAAGGATAAGAAATGAGATACTCCAAAGGTATTTGTTGGATAGGAGATTGTAGGATACCATTTGTTGATGAGGGGGATATACCAAATGATATGGATAAAACTCATTTAGATGGTAGAAACTTTTATACCCAAGTGTATAATGGATTTATGTATAATCAAAATACTCAAGGTAGATTTACCCCAAACTTACTGGTATGTGATGATATGTTAAATGATGGAAATATTACTGAAACAACAAGTAGTATAGTGAATAATAAACAAATAAATAATATTGGTTTAGGATTGAAACCTATAACTTGTAAAAAACAAGGTGATAAAGGAACAAATAGTAGATACTACGACCTTGATAAATGGTTTGATAAGGTGATAGATAGTTTATGAAATTCCAAGTAACGGAGGTATGGGAACATATCCACAACGCAGTGGAACAAGATAAAAGATATATCTTTTTAAGGGGTTCATCACGCTCATCAAAAACCATATCTGCGTTACAATACATCGTATTAGAAGCACTCAAAACCCCCAAGACAAGTATTACCATCGCTCGTGAAACACAAGTGTCTTTAAGACATACAATTCTACCTGA